CACAGCAAGAAATGTTGCTACGGCTTCAAGAACTTCTACCACATCAAATAAAATGTTTATCAATGGCGTTCAAATCGCTGAAAACATTAATTCTGAACTAAACGATTTACCAAACGTAAATATAATGATGTTAGCCCTTGCAAACGGTGCTAGTCCATTTGCAGCGTTTGCTGGTGAGATAGACTTTGCAGCGTTACATACAGGCTTAACAAATAACCAAGCGAAAGATTTATCAGACGCAATAACAACTTATAACACAGCAGTACGATGACAGCTTTAATAATACCAGACGTTTCTCAATTTCCAATACTAAGTGGCGAAGGCGATTTCTATTGGAGTCCTACTAACAACACCGTTGGCGGTGTGTATTGGCTACAATTAGAAGCACAACTTGATTTAAACAATGCAGCAATTGCATACACTATTGGAGAGATTGAAATCGTAGAACCAATAATAGAAGAATAAAATGGCGAATCAATACGGATATATAATGAACCAACAATCCTTTACTAAAGGAGATGGTGATGTACTTTGGGATTTTGTTAAAACAAACGCAGACGGCTCGGTGACTTCGTATGATGGTATTGAAACCATTAGAGATCTAAGCACAGATTCCTCTGTCACAATTATTGGTAATGCGAATACATTCTCCAATTGGAAGAATGAATTTAACCCTATAGAAACAGAAGATTAAAATGGCGAACATTACGGAAGAAGCAAACGGCTTAGAGGCGTTGATGCGAGCTGCTGAGAATCAAGACAAGACAAAAGTTGTAAAGCCACAAGTATGCGACATTGACGATGAATGTGAAGCGTGTGGATCGTAAGCATTAGAGTTGAAAATGCAACAGCTAGCTTTTTCTTAGTTAGTTGAATATGAAGGAAAAATCTATTATTAATCAAGTCAAAACTCTATTGGGCATGGAAGTGAACCTAGAGACGATGACTTTAGAAAACGGTACAGTTTTGGAAGCAGAGGCTTTTGAAGCTGGCAATGAGGTTTTTATTGTTAATGAAGAAGACAGAATTGCTGTTCCTGTTGGCGAGTATGAGCTACCAGAAGGCAAAATGTTGGTCGTTAGCGAGGAAGGAATTATTGCAGAAATCAAGGATGCAGAAGTAGCTGAAGAAGCTCCAGTTGCAGAAGAAGAAGTGGAAGTGGAAGCAGAGGCCGAAGCCAAAGTTGAAATGTCCGCAGACGTTGTTCGTGAAATCGTGTTATCTATTCTCAGTGAAATGGGAATTGAGAAGCAAGAGCTGAAGGAAGAAGTCAAAGAAGAAATCGTTGAAGAAATAAAGATTGAAGCAAGCGTTGACGAAATGCCAGCAGCTATGCCAATCAAGTCTAACCCTGAGAAGGAAAGTAAGAAGCAACCGCTTCGACAAATCTCAGCAAGCAGACCAACTTCAACACGCGATAAAGTAATGGCAAAAATTGCCGCAATTAAAAAAAGTAAATAATCAAGCGAGAGCTTATAAAAATCTAAAAAAAGAATGGCTACAACTACTTCAATAACTACCACATATGCTGGTGAAAAAGCCTCTGGGTATGTCTCAGCAGCTTTACTTTCAGCATCTACCATTGATAATGGTGGAATAACTGTAAAACCAAACATTAAATTCAAAGAGGTTTTAAAAGTTGTTTCTACTGATGATCTTGTTAAAGATGCTTCATGTGATTTTACAGCAACTTCTACTGTAACTTTAACGGAGAAAATTCTTCAACCAGAGAATCAACAAATCAACCTTCAACTTTGTAAGTCTGACTTCCAAAGCGATTGGGATGCTCAAGAAATGGGATTTAGTGCATTTGACACTTTACCTACTTCTTTCGCTGACTTCTTGATTGGTCACGTTGCTGCTAAAGCTGCACAAAGAAACGAGACTAATATTTGGTCTGGTACTACTGCAACTTCTGGACAATTTGACGGATTTGCAACGCTTTTAACTGTTGATGCTGATCTTCCTGCTGCTAACGAAGTGACTGGAACAACTGTAACTGCTGCTAACGTAATCGAAGAAATTGGAAAAGTGGTTGACGCTATTCCATCTTCACTATACACTTCTGAAGATTTGTATATTTATGTTTCTCAAAATGTTGCAAGAGCTTATGTTCGTGCATTGGGTGGATTTGGTGCTGCTGGTCTTGGTGCTAACGGTACTAATGCATTAGGTACGCAATGGTCTAACAACGGAGCTTTAACGTTTGACGGAGTTAAGATTTTCGTTGCAAACGGACTAGCCGCAAACACAATGATTGCTGCTGAGAAATCTAATCTTTTCTTTGGAACATCTTTACTTTCAGATGCACAAGAGGTGAAAGTTTTGGACATGGCTGATCTTGATGGTTCTCAAAACGTAAGAGTAATTATGCGTTATTCTGCTGGCGTTCAATACGCTGTTGTTGCTGATATCGTTACTTACGGAATCGTTAATACTGCTAACTAGGTAGTTAATTCAATTAATTAATCAAAAAGGCGAGTTTGCGAATGCTTGCTCGCCTTTTTTAATACAATAAAAAAATGAGTTGTGATGTAAGTTTAGGGAGAATCGAGCCCTGTAAAGATTCGATTGGTGGACTTAAAAGCGTCTACTTTATAAACTACGGTGATACTGGATTAGATGTGACGTTTGACGTTACCGATACAGATGTCATTGATTCACTTGGAACGGCTGTTGCTGCGTATAAATACGATTTGAAGGGAACTTCAAGTTTTGAGCAAGCAATAACTGCTTCAAGAGATAATGGAACTACATTCTTCGAGCAGACGCTAACGCTGTCTTTAAAGAAATTAACGAAGGAAGATAACAAAGAATTGAAATTGCTTTGTTACGGAAGACCTCACGTTATCGTAGAGACAAATCAAGGAGAGCTTTTCTATGCTGGACGAGAGCATGGAATGGATGTTAATGGTGGAACTGTGGCAAACGGTGCGGCATTGGGTGATTTTGTTGGTTACACTTTGACTTTAGCTGGTTCTGAGAAAGCTCCAGCAAACTTTTGTGTAGCTGCTGGTGCGACTATTGCTGCTCAATTAACAGCACTTGGAGTAACTGTTACTTCTGGCGTATAAATACGATTGTTTTTAGTTTCATGTTTAAGGGGTGGCATTTGGCTGCCCCTTTTTCGTTAAACAAAATGCTTTTTCTTAGTTAGTTAAATATGATAATCTTATCAGACACAGCAGCGGAGCAAACGTTCACAATAATACCAAGATTTGAAACATCTGGATCATTAGATGTAACGTTTACAAACGAAACGCAAAACAAGGTCAGCAATACTTTTGCCTATGCTGGCACATACGCTAATGGTGTGCTTACTATAAACAACACGTTCAGCCCTGTTTTAAAACTTAATACATTCTATTCAATAACTGTTTTTAGTGGCTTAGAATTGCTCTGGAGAGGTCGTGCATTTGTAACAGATCAGACGGAATTACCTAAATATTCAATCAACGAAAACAAGTTTGATGAATATGATGGAAACAATAATGAATTTATAGTATTATGAAGAACATAAAAGTCGTTGAATTGGGTAAATACACCATGCCAAAGCTGCACGAAAATAAGCAGTCTAACTGGGTTGAGTTTGGTGACAATAATAGCTACTATGATACACTTTTAGAGGCTAAAGATTCAGCTACTAACAGCGCGTTGATCAATGGTATAAGTAACATGATCTACGGCAAGGGAATAAGCGCAACAGATGCAGCGCGAAGACCTGAACAATACGCAGCAATGATTTCTTTATTTGGTGAAGACACCATGAGAATGATTTGCAGCGATTACTACACACTAGGTCAGGCAGCTTTCCAAGTTATTTATAATGGCGATCATAGTAAGATTGTGCAAATTGAGCATATACCAATTCAACATTTAGCACCTGAGAAGTGCAACGAAGAAGATGTTATTGAGGCATACTATTATTCAGATAATTGGGCAGACATCACTAAAGCATCTGAGCCGACTAGAATACCAGCTTTCGGAACAAGTAAAGAAGGACTTGAAATTCTAGTTGTAAAACCTTACAAAAGTGGTTTCTACTACTTTAGCCCTGTTGAATATCAAAGTGGCATTGATTACGCGTTTGTTGAAATTGAGCTTTCAAAGTTTCACTTAAACAATATTCACAATAGGTTTAGTGCAAACATGATTATCAACTTTAACAACGGAGTGCCTGATCCAGAAGAGCAAACGTTGATTGAAGGAAAAATCAAAAGCAAATACACAGGTAGCGAAGGAGAAGGAATAGTGGTTTCGTTTAATGATGACAACACTAAAGCTGCAACAATTGAAACACCTCAACTAAACGATGCTCATAACCAATACCAATTTATAGCTGAAGAGGCAGCGCGTAAATTGATGGTATCGCATAAAGTTACTTCACCGCTTTTATTTGGTTTAACCGCGAATGGTGGTTTAGGCAGTAATGCTGATGAAATTAAGATGGCTTCTTTGTTGTTTGACAATACGGTGATCAAGCCAATGCAAAGAGTTATTTTGGAGGCTGTCAATAAGATACTAGCTTTCAATGAAGTAAGTTTAAAAACGTTTTTTGTTACTTCACAACCACTTGAGTTCACCGCTTTAGATGTTGAAGATTTAACAGACGAAGAGGCTCAAGATAATACAGGCGTTGAAATGTCATCAGATCAAGACTTTGACGATGATGAAATGCTTAATGCATTGATGGGTGAATATGTAGATGACGAATGGGATTTTGTTGATGGTCGCGAAGTTTCTGAAGACAATGAGTCCATCGAAGACTGGGCAGCCAAATCAATAGAGCTGAAAAAGACAACTATTCAGAAGCTCGCTGATATCATTACCTCAAAGCCATCAAGGTCATCACAACTTGACAAATCAGTTTATAAAGTTCGATACTCGTATGAAGAGAAATATTCTTCTGGCAAGAGTCGAAAGTTTTGTTCAGCCATGACTAGAAGAAATCAGAATGGTGTAGTGTATAGATTAGAAGATATTGACAAAGCAACTAGAGCTGGAGTGAATAAGTCATTCGGTCATAAAGGTCAACCTTACGATCTGTTTAAGTACAAAGGCGGAGTTCAATGCGGACACTTTTGGCAAGAAAATCTTTACAGATTAAAGAAAAAAACGAACGGTGAATATGTAGAGGATAAGGCTTTGAGTTCAAGCGAAGAAGTTACATCTATTCCAAAGAGCTACCAACCAAGACCGACAGGAAGCAAAGAAGCTAAAATTGCTCCAAGAGATATGCCGAACAATGGCCATCATCCTAGTTATAAAAAGAAATAATGGCAAAAGCACTATTAATCCAAAGAGATGATTTGATTACGTTCACTAATATGAACGGAAACATTGATACAGATAAGTTCATTCAGTATGTGGCTATCGCTCAAGACATTCACGCTCAAAGATATTTGGGAACTGACCTACTTGAAAAAATACAAGCCGACATTATAGGCTCAACTTTAGCTGGCAACTATTTGACATTGGTAAATGATTGGGTAAAGCCGATGTTGATACATTGGACTATGGTCGAATACTTGCCGATGGGTTCTGTAACTGTTGCCAATGGTGGAGCATTTAGACATACACCTGAAAACGCAACGCCTTTAGATAAATCTGAAGTTGATTCTTTGGTAAGCCAAGAGCGTGACTTTGCTGTTTACTATTCAAAGAGGTTGATTGATTACTTGTGTGCTAATAACACTTTGTTTCCAGAGTATTCCAGCAATACAAATGAAGACGTTGATCCCTCTACAAATACAAACTTTGCTTCATGGGTGCTGTAAAAAATAACTATAAACCAAAAAAAGAAAACCTCATTAAACTGCAAAAGTTTATAAAAAAGATAGAGAAAAATGGAGATAATTGAAAAGATAACTGATCTGATAGCTACGCATGGACTATTTACGGTTTTGTCGGCGGTTTTGGTTGGCGTTTTGATTTGGAAAGGAAAAGAAATTGGAGCTTATCTTGTAACAATGCTACAAGCCAGCGCGCTGGTTAAAAAGAACGAAGAAACCATTGCTTTGCTTCGGGCTGAAATTCAGGAATTGCGTGAGAAATTAGAAACATACAACGTTTTGCTCACAGAACAAACAGCAACTATTGCAAGACTTGAAGAGAGAATAGTTCAAACTGCAAAAACTAGGGTTTCCAAAAAAAGACCAACCAATGAAAATTAGCACAAATCTGTCAGTTGAGGAAGTTAGCAAAAGTCTAACGGCCAAGCGAAAGGGTGTTGATAACACGCCTAAAGGCGATCATTTAAATAATCTCATATCTATTGCTCAAAACATATTTCAACCAATTAGAAATCATTTTGGTGCGCCAATATTTGTTTCTAGTGGATATCGTTCAGAAGCATTAAATAAGGCAATTGGAGGTGCTAAAACCTCACAACATTGCAAGGGTGAAGCATTAGATTTAGATAATGATGCAGTTGGCAAACCATCAAACGCTGAAATCTTTTATTTTATTTATGACAACCTAGACTTTGACCAATTAATTTGGGAGTTTGGAGATAGTAAGAAACCTGACTGGGTTCATGTTTCGTATTCATCAGATGGAAACAACAGAAAGTCAACGCTAGTCGCTGAGCGTCAAGGTAAAAGCACAGTTTATTCTTTCTTTGAAGATAAGCGTTGATTGTAAGCATTTACAAATATCGTGAATTTATAACAGGCGTTATAATCGCGTCTATTATTTGGGGTTCGTTCTTATATCAAATGAATAAAACAGCGCAACAGAGCCTATCTAAAATTGAAGTTGAAGCGTTTAAATATGAATTGAAGGCAAATGAATCTTTTGAACTATACAAACAAAAGAATAAGTTAGCAAATTCACTAT